GTCTAGAGGTGTTACATTTAAAGCCTGAACAGCAGCATTATCTAAAGATGAAGTTACAGTAGTTATTAATCTTTGTGCTTTTAATGATTTAGAAGTACCATCTGCTGAACCTGTGGTATCGCTAATATCCACGCCCATTAATAAATCTGCCCAATCAATCGCGTCAGTTCCGTATGTTCCTTTGTCTGTTAATCGTTGTCCTGCCATTAGTTAATTTTTTAATATAATTTTTTAATCTTTTAAAATTCGCTAAACTACTTGGATATGTTCTTCTTTCTTTAACACCCATAGATAGTGATATTTGCACCTTGTAAAAAACTTTTCAGTCTATTGCTTCTTGGTACATTAACATCTAAATTAAGCCCTGCAAAATAATTATTTACAGTCGGTGATAATTCACCTGCATCTGTATTACTGCTATATTCAGGAAATGAAGCACTACCTTTATCTCTTAAATAGTCTATTGTTCTTTGTCTATAAAATTCTGCTGCATCTTTTGCTCTATCCATTACAGGTTTTAAATCATCATAAGTAGCACTAGCAGACTGATCCGTTGAACCCATTACTACAACTGCATTATTGACAAATCTTAATCTCATAAAAGGTACAAGTTCTGCGAAGGCAAATTGCACTAAACTTTTTTGTATAAAATCTTCCATTAAAGTCTTATAATCACCTGTTAGTGTACTTGCTTGTATATCACTTTTTAATTTAGCATCTAAATCCGTTCCAAGAATAGGTAGTATATACATATCTTGTGCAAGTAATATATAAGGCATTATTAGGTTGTCATCTACTGAACCACCAAGTGCGGTATCTCTTTTTAATCTTGTTGCTGAAATATATAATGTATGTTGAATTGCCAAAATTTTTTTCTTTAATTAGTTAATACTTATTTTATTTTCTACCTGGATATTTCCACCAATTATTACCTGCATTTGCTGCTTGTACTGCATCTTTAATACCTCTTGGTTTTGGTTTATATGTTTTAGGTATTTCTGAAACTTTTTTATAGTCTTCTATGTTTTCAGGCATTTCATCACCTTTTTTTACTGTTGTTGCTTTTTTAAGTCTATATAAAACTTCTTTAAAAGCATGCACGCACCAAATTCCGCCCTTAAAACGAAACAAATCGTAACTTCTTCCTTTATGCCCTAATTGTTTATTAACGCCTTCCCTACTTGCTTTGTCAATATCTTCTATTCTATATACTATTCCTTGACCACTTCTAGACATCATTTTTTTACAGAAAGTTCTTGATGTGCCTGTTTTTGTTCTTCTTTTACTCTTTTTAAAATACTTAAATCTTATCTTGTAAAATGATTTATCTAAATAACTAAACCCTGAAGGTTTACTATCAATATAGTCTTTTGCAAATTCCTTTTTTTCTTCTATTAATCTTTTAGCCCAATCTTCGTAAGGTTCTTCATCACCTTGTTCTCTTTCATCTACTATTTCCCAATCTTCACCATCTATTTTTTCGCCTTCTAAATCTTCAAGTATTATATCAAATTCATCATCAGACATTTCAACAAAATCATCTTCTTTTGTAACGCCTTCTTTTTCTTGATCTTCATCTGATTGTGTTTCTGTTACTTCAAGGTCAATAAAATCAGCAGGTTTTAAAGTTTTAAAATATAGGTCTAAGTAAATATCGTTTACTTTAAATATTTTATCCAAGCCTTTTAGTAGAATATTTTGAAATGGTAAAACCACAGAATTTTGAAACAATGAAAAAGCATCACGCAGTTCATCGGCATTTGAACCTAGACCACCACCTTCAGCTCTAATTCCAAATAATAGCGGTGATGTTACTCTATGTCCTGAAAGCACTTTATTAACTACTTCCTTAGATAAAAATTGATAACTTTCTGCTGCATCATTAGTTTGGATAGGCACTATTTCTGGTGCTGTATCTTTTCCATCATTGAAAGTGATTAATATCTTTCCTGCTGCTTTTGAGGAACTAAATTTAGCATTTATCTGTCGTTCAATAGTACGCCTTTCTTCTTCAGTAGGTACACCATTAGCAAAGTTAATTGCCATACTAGGGAACATACCATTAGATATATTAGACAAATGAAATTGTGCTATTTCTAAATCTAATTGTATGTAGTCAGTTGCAGCAACATAATCAGGGCAAAATCCATAAAACAAAGCAGGGTTCTTATCTCTAATCATTAGAATTTGACTAGCACTACTTCTGTCTTCTGTAGAAAATGCCCTGTAAGGTCTAGGTCTATATTCACCTTTTCGCCATTTAGACCAATCAGCACTATAGTAATAAGTGTCAACTTCGCCATCTATCATTTTACCACTTCTAATATATTGCGAACCTATATGTTTTATTTTTGCTATTTTGCTTCTATCCCTTGACCATATTATATTAACATAACAACCACCGAATAGTTTTAAATCCATAGCCAAATCTTTCAGTACATCACCATCTGAATTATGCAGAAGTTCGTTAAGCCTTAAAAAACTTTCTTTAGTGCTATCGTTTAAATCAGCATCAGTAGCACCTAAGCCTTCACCATAGATCATAGCACCTATAGACTTAATTAAAGCACCATTTATAGCACTTCCTAAAAATAGTTCTAATAGATAATTTGGGTAAAGGTTATCTTCGCCGAAACTTATCCAATCTTGGTTAGATTTTTCCACTAAATGCGGTATGTTATAATGCGATAAGGTTACTAAATTTAAATTCATAATTAAACTGCTGTGTTAGTTATATAAATGCTTTCTGTGTCTGCATCGTTGGTTGTGTATTCTGTGTATACTACAGGCTCAGTACCCCCTAATGCAAAGTCTTGTGTTAAATTAGCTACACCTTTATAAAGAACATTAAGCCCTGTTGGGTCTAGGTTACTTCCGTCGCTATTTTGATAAATAGTAATATCATAAAACCCTAAAGGCAGTTCAGTTGTACCAAGCTCAATTACTGTTGACGATGCTGCTGGTAGACCCCTTGTTGTGGTAATTGATAATTCAACATACCTATCTTGATATGTCCAATCTCCTGTAGGCAACCAATATACTGTTTTATCTGTAAATTGACTTGTTAATTCACCTAGTAGCCATCTAGTATCAGGGTCAGATGTTGTCCATTTATCATAAAGGTCTATATAAACTAGATTATTATATACAAGTCCTGCATTATAATTTCTTATTTTTAATTGTAGCATCTTCTAAAATGTTATATAAACTGCTTCTGTTTCTGTATCGTTAGTATTGTATTGATTATATTGAACAGCAGGAAAATCTGCCCTTGCTGTTAAGTTCATTAAACCTTCCCATATTGTTGTTAACCCTGTAGGGTCTAAATTAGTATTATCTGTATTTTGGTACATTGTAACATCATACAATCCAAAGGGTAAATCTTTAGTGCCTAAATTAAGAAAACCAAGTAGGGGAACAGAAGCACTTACTATAACCATAACTTCAAACCCTACATATCTACTTTCATTGGTATAACTAGCATTAAATGGTATAAATAAAACATCTTCACCAGACAACTGATTAGTAAACCTAATTAGCGGTTTATAATCTGTGTTAGTCATTTCATCAGCAACATTTATATAAAATGTTTGGGGTGAAACATCATTATCTTTTCCCCTAGTTAATTGTATCATCTTTCTTAACCTTCTTTTTTGGTGCTTCTTTTATAAATAAACTATTTCTAACGCTTTCGTTAAGTGATAGTATTTGCTTTTGCGTTAAATCATTTAAAGGTATTCTTAGGCTATCAATACTTTTACCTTCCCATTGTTTTTTTAGTTTCCAAGTCATAGTTCAGTCTTTTACTAATAAATATAAATATAAAGTTATTGTTTTTTAGTGTACAAAAAAAGGCACATAAGTGCCTTTAATTTGTAAAGTAGAGTAACGATTAAGTTCCAACTGTGATTGTTAAATTTGCTTCATCAGAAAGTCCATCAAACGGATATTTAGCAGTCGCAGCACCAGCACTAGCAGGAAGTTGTATTAAAGCATTTCTTTCTTCTGCACCCCACTCAATTGTATATCCTGTTAAATCACCTTTAGCAGCTCCCGTTATAACTGTGCCCCCAGTTACAAAATTTCCATTATCAATTCCTAATAAAAATACATTATCTAAAGCATCTTGAACAAAGATTTGACTTCTTGAATAAGCCATTAGTCTTAATTCATTAGTCGTATCGTGATCAATCTTTTGTAGTGTTATGCTTAATGCTTGAGTAAAAAATGCTGTTCCTGTAGCATTATCAGAATTAATAGTTACAGTCATTGAACTTAAATTCTGTACTAAATCATATTTGAAAACTTCTATTGAACCTGAACCACCAGACCAAGTAGCAAAACCTGCTGTAGTCATTTCAGATGTATTTATAGTTGCTTCAGCAGAGATATTATTGCTAAATGCTTTGCATATATAAATAGCTTTTAAGCCGCCAATCGCATCTTTGCAATCTATTAATCGTCCTCTTGTAATATCACAAGCCATTTTATTTTATATTTTAAAAGTTAATAAAAGGGCGGTATATTACAACCACCCATTTAAAGTATCTATTAAGACCAAACAGTTGAACCATATACACCATCAGTTGCAACAGCAGTCTGTACGCCTACAGCGAAGTTCATTGTAACTCTCACATTATCGCTTCCGTCATATTGGTAGGTCGGGATCAATCTCGCTTCAGTCCAGTCCGTTGCTAGGTTTGTTCCAAATACTAAGTTCTCAGGATAAGTGAAAACAATGGTGTCGTTAAACATACCAGGACATCTGTATATAGGGAAACCAAAGTAAGTCATATTCTCACCACTTAAATTAAACCCTGCACCTGTAACTTGACCTTGATTAGAACCTGCTGCCGCTAATGCTTGAATATAAAAACCATACGTTTTGTTATTCATATAAAAACCTGCACCTGGCTTAGTAAGTATACCTGAAACATCAGAAGCAACTGCATCATAAACAGAACCCATATCAGTTAGAATATCAGTAGCCGCTAAAGCATCACCAAAAGTAACTTCAGAAAAGTCTTTTAATGCACTTGCATCTGCACCTGTTTCATCTTGGTTTCCATCATCAGATAAAAACCCTGTTCCGAAAGGTGAAGAACCTTGCCATATTCCTATTTCTAATTGAGCTGCTGCTCTACCTGCAACTACTTGTAATAAGAAGTCGGAAAATGTGTTTGGTAAGTTTCCGTTTCTATCCATACCTTGACCAACCCAGAGGGGGAATATTGTGCCACGACAAATTTCCTCATTACATTTTAGGTCTGTCAAACTCAGCACTTGCTCTGTTAGGCTAGTATTCCCACCACCTGAAAAAGAACAAGCAGCAGCAACAATAGGATTTGAACAAGCCAAGTTATTTATAACCGCTTTAGCGTTTAGACCATCTATTGTTCGTACGTAGCCTTTGGCGATTGTATCTGGTGAACGTAATGCAGCCGTAACATAAGGTAAACTTAATTCACCTGCGTAAGTGTTGTCTGTAATAGTTATATCAAATTCTCGCCTTTTTGATAATTGAATTTTATTTCCCATCTTTTTGAATTTTAATTATTTTAAGTTATTTATGTAATACGCTGCCCTTTGTTGATTTGACAGTTTTTCTAAGTCTACTGTTGAATTAACATTATTGCCCTGTGGTGAATATTTAATGCCTTCATCAGCAGGTTCTTTTGATAATTCTTCTAGTTTATTTTCTAAATCTTTATTTTTATTTTCTAGACCTTCTAGTCTAGTTACAAGTTCACTTGCAAAGTCAGAAGATAATTCTATTGGGTTTTCTTTTTCTTCGCTTAATTCCTCTTTTCCTTCTTCAGTAGTTTCTTCATTAGTTTCTTCGGATAGTTCAGCAGACGCTTCTTCTTTATCTGCTTTTAAATCAGCAACGGCATCTTCAAGGTTCTGTATTCTTTTTTCCATACCTGCCCAATCACCAACATCCGCTTCATCATCTTCTGCTAATTCTTTTTCTTCAGATGCTTCTTCTGGTTTTTCTACACCTTCGGCTTCTTTCTCTTCGCCTAAATCTAGTATTTTAGAATTCTCGTCTATGCTAATTTTTGCACCATCTTCTAAAGTATAGCTACCTGCTTCAAGTGGTGAAGCATCGCCTTCGTCTGATACGACAAAGACTTTAGAGCCTATCATAAATTGTTCATCTTCTGTGGCTAGAACTCTGCCATCATCTAATTTTAATTCAGCGTACATTTTCACGCCATTAGGTTTTGCTTCGTTTTTCATTTGTAATAAGTTTAAGATTTTTTTTAGTGTACTCATAACATTAATAAATATAAAAGGTTTGTTGTTGTTTATTTCTTTGAATATTTTACTGTTCTATTTTTGATAGCTGCACAGACTTTAGCAGCAGTTTCTTTATTTCCGTATTCTTTCATCATATCACGAATACATTGATCCCAAGGGTATTTAGCAAGGGCTTGTCTTTTAGCATAAGCAAGATATTCTAGCATCTTGTATTTTCTTTTGTATTTTCTTTTTCCTTTTTTGGTATATTTTTCTTCTTGCATTATTGCTGTTGCGTGGTCTTCACAAGGCATATATAATTTTACACCATCTACTTTATGAATATGGCTACCAGACCCACCTTTGAACATTTCAGAATATAGATTTGCTTCTTCTTTTGTTCTAAATAATGGTTCACCATCTAAACTGCCCACAGGGTGAAGTTCATTTTGTAAAATAACATCTTTTATTTTTCCAAATGTTTCTTGGTCTGGACAATCTTCACATACTTCATCTAATATATCTTTCTGTTTAGATGCTTCAATTAATTTATCTGTGAACCACCCTTCTATACTGAAACCACGCACTTCTTTATTCTTAATTTTATCCCAAATTTCAGGATTGTTTTCTGCACTTACTTGAACAAACCAAGTTCCCACAGGCATATTCTTAAAACCCCACATATTAGATTTATCAAATTTCTTATCTTCTTTTATCCAACTTTCTACAACTGTTAAGCCTTTGATTGGCTCACTATGTTCAAGTGTATGGCTATTGTTCCTTAGACTAGCCATAAATAGCTTCTGTGCCTGTCTTATGGTTTCCTTAGTAAAAAACACTTCATATTCTTCATTTGTTTCTTTGTCTAGTCTTGGTATTTTTTTATCAGGTACTAATACTGCACCGATTAATTGTTTCTTTTCTTCGTCTACTTTAGCAAGTGATAAAAAATCATTATTAAAGAATACAAAATTTTCTTCAATAGCAGGAAATTTTACAACCGATATTGCTTCAACTCCAAACATTTCAGCAGTTTCATCAATGATAAGTTCTATTAGTTTTTTTATTTTATTCGCCATAACATAAATAAATATAAATTCATATTTTTTGTTTATAATGTAGCCTGTATGTCTAGTTCTTCTTGTAATGCTTGTGCATCACTAATATCATTTTCAACTACATAAGCCTGAACAGGTGTAGCACCACCTAATTCTGTTGGTGTTATTGCTTCTAAATTAGGTATTAAATTGCCACCTATTCCTGTCGCTTTGGGTATGCTATCAGGGGTGTCAGGCTCATCACCACCCCCAGGAATTTTAGCAAATACTGCCTTAGCACTTGCAATTCCTGATAAAGCAGCAGCAACACCTGTTGCTATAGCACCTAAATTTGCAGGAAACACTAATCCTGCACCTGCCTTAACAGCAGCAGAAATTGATTGTGCAGTATTAATAAGTATCGCTGCTAGTGCAGTTGCTTTAGCCATTTTAGTACCTTGACCTGCTAGTTGTCCTAAAGAACCTAATATACTTGTAGCAGCACCAATTTCCATTGCTTTAACAGCATCAATTTGTGCTTTTTTTAGTTTTGCCTTTTCTTCACCTGCCTTTTTTACTATTCCTAATTTTGTTTCTTCTGCTTTTATTAAGGCAGCAATTTCTTTATTAGTCAGTTCTTCAGTAATTGCAATATTAAGTTCTTTTGTTCGTGTTGTTAATTCTATTCTTAATAATTTTTCTTTTTCTATCCTTTCTTCTTCTTTGGCAATTTGATTTGTGAAAGTTCCTATTTCGGCTGCTACTCTTTTTTGTTTTAATACAGATGCAGTTTGTAAGTCTATTAGTCTTGCCCTTTCTTCTGCTAGTTTTGCTATGTCTTCTTCGCTAGATTTACCTAAATCAATTATTGCCTGTAATGTTTTTACCTTTGTATTTTGTGTAGCAACTTCCATATCTGCAACTCTTTTTTCTTCTTCTACGGCTGCCTTTAATGCTGCTAGTCTATCTACCATAGATTTAGTATCATCTTCTGCTAATAATCTACTTTCTGCTATTATCTTATTAGCCTTTGCTCTGATCAAAAGCATATCTCTTTCTTCATCTCTAACACGCTGTAATGCTTCTGTCAATTTTCCTACTGCTGTTGTTTCTTCTTTTATTTCTTTAGTAATACCTTTAAGGGTGTCGGCTACTTTCTTTTGTTGTGTTTCATCCAATCCTGTATTTAATTGTATAAAGGCAGCACCAGCATCACTAGCTGCTTCTTTTAGTGCTTCTAAATCCCTATTAAAAACTGCTGAAATCATCCTGCCCAAAGCACCAAAAGTAAGTATTAGCCCTTCTACTCTATTTACTATATTCTGTTTTAGTGCTTCCCAAAACTTTTTTATACTTCCTAAGGGGTCTGTAAATAGTTTACCTAGAGACATAAATAAGGGCTCTAATCTATCTCGTAATACATCAAACATAGCACTAACCTTAGCACCCATCACTTCAAATTTTCTAGCAGTTTCTATATTACCACTAAACAATTCTTTTAATTTCATAAAAGCAGCAACAATAAGTCCTATTCCTATTGCTTTAAACGCCAAACCTAAACCTTTAGCACCCGCAGTCATACCACCCAATCCTGCCTTAGCACCTTTAGAAGATTTGTCTACATCTCTAACACTTTTATCTACTTTTTCAACACCTTTTACAGCATCTTTAGTATCTGCTTCTAGTATTATTTTTCTCTTTATCGCCATAGTATTCTTATTAATTGTTTAAACATCTTTTTAAAACTTGTGTGATATTCCTGCATACCATAAGCAAAGTCTAATTCTTTATCCTTGTATTCTACTAATTGTAAATGGTCAATAGAAGGTGTTATTAATTTTGCTGTTGCTCTTATATAATTTTTTAATTCCATACTAATAAATTGTAATTTTGAAATTCTATATTCCTGCCACTTTGATATAAAGCCCAATTTTCACCAAATGGAAGTGTTAAATTTTGTATTTTTTGAACTGCTAGATCTACTGTCAAAGCCCATATTCTTTTAGTATCAGTTTGGCTATCATCTAAGCCAAATTGTAATTCACCACTTGAAGATGTGTCTATATATAAAGTGCAAGTAGTTGGATTTGCACCTTCCCGAATACTAAATTCACTTTGACCCCCTGCTGTACTTAGTTGCGTTATTACGCCTTCAAGGTTTTTAAAGGCGGTATAGTAAGCAAATGCTTCAGTCGTACCTACAACATAAGTTGTGCTTGTTCCACCTATAACAGTAGCTATTCCATTTACCCTTATAATTATATTTGCATTAATTGGAATATATATTTTTTTACCATAATTATTGCCTTCAGGATAAGCATAACCTCTTGTGTCTGCTTCAGTATATCCTGATAAAACTATTTTATGTGCTTCGCCTTGTAATTGTGGTGTACCTTTTCTTGCAGTATTGTATTTAATAACTATATCATCACCAAAATAGGGTAGTATTGCTTGACTGAATTTACCCGTATCTACGCCCCTTATTAGTGGTCTGTCTGTAGAACCTAATTTACCAGATAATAATGTTTTTAATTGCCCTGAATTGGTTAGTGATAGTGGTCTTGATTGTGTTAATAAACGGACAGGCGAACTCCCTGTATTGGAAACGCAAAGATATAAGCCATCATAATACCCATTTATGGGTTCACCACCTGCTGCCAAACAACAAGCTTTAGGGGCGTGTAATCCAAGATAATTAGGGGCACTTTCATCAGGCGTACAACCTGCATCAGAAGCAAGGCACCAAGTATAAAAAGCTCCGTTCCACTCACCAACAGGGATATAATTACAACCATCTGCTAAATCTAAGCTATCTACTATTTTTAATAATGTAACTTTAGTGGATACTGTGCCACCTACTTGATAATTGTGAATATTTAGTATTCGCCAATAGGTGTCTTTAATAAATATTTCATCATTGAATTTAAAATTAAATATATCTACTGCATCAAGCATTATATATGCTTCCATTATTCGTGCATCAATACTGTATATTCCGTTCAGGTATGTTTCCCAATAGAAATAGAATAGTGTATTATCACGCCAACTATCATCACTTGTGTTATAGTTAAATATAGATAATTCCCCTGCTTGTGGTGGTGCGAAATTCCAATATAAAGATTTGTTTGCTGAAGTTAATGTATAAGCATCATCTACAGGTTTAATATCAAAAGGGGTGCAGACAGGGTAAGTTGTAAAAGTGTAGGTGTCAATAGTAGCCCCTGATGTTGGTTGGTGGTGAAGGTGGTATGTAATCGTATCATCAGCAAATCCTTTTACTGTTGTAGCACTACCATTATAGTAAAATAGTTTAGGTTTTGTTGCTTCTAAAACATTTTCAATTCCACCTTCAACTGATTTATAACTAAATTCATATTGAACCGCCATATTTGCTAATTCTGTTGGCACTTGTTCGTCTTGGTTTTGAAATACTTTTTGATTTATAAATGGTGAATAGATAGAATTGTTTTTTAATTCTCCTGTAGCAAAATCATTGTTAGTATTATCATTATAATATTTTCCATATACATTTAAAGTAGGTGCTTCTTCTTTTATTGATTTATTCATTAAATCAGTGTCTTCTAAATCACTTAAATTAATTATTTTTTTCTGTATTGATGTTGTGTCTTTTACTATTATCTCTTTTGAAGTGTCTAATTTATCAGTCCAATGTTTAATGGTACTTGCTGCTAAATAATCATTATAAGGTTCTAGAATAATATTAGAAGCATTATCAGGATCAGCTAAAATTACAAGATTAAACCTTTGTATTATGTCTTTTAAAAACGCCTTTTGTGTTATGCTATAATCTATACAAGCAGGTACATCTACAACATTATCAAAAACACCTGAATTATATGCAGTCCAAGACATATGTATTTTGGTTTCTAAATTTTCAGTTGTAAAACTAGCGTCAATACCCAATTTAAAATATGCTAATTGATTTTCGTTGCTTTTTTTAAATGGCATCGGGGTCATATATATTCTTGCAGTATCACCTACAGGCACATTAACAAGGCTTATTACAAAATCATTAATATTGTATTCATAACTTTGATAAATAGAATAACTTACAAAATTATTAATATTTTCTAATTCATATGTGCCTGTAAAAAACACTTCATCTGTGTCTGTGTTGGTTGTGGTATTATATCCTACAACAGTAATTGTTACATAATGGTCTTCACCCGTACAAGGCTCTATATTCCTTCTTGCTGTTTTTGTTTTTATTGTTAATTCTTGCATTGTGGGAAGGGTGCGTGTAAAATAATAGTCATCATTATTCCAAATGTTAGAAGTATCGCTTACATCTGTATTGGCAGGGAATAAAGTAGGTGTGGGTGTATCTGTTCCACATACAGGGTCATTATCTGCTGCGTAATAATAATTTCCCCAAGTGCCATCATTTCCTGCCGTCATTATTCCCTCAGGTGTTGCTGAAGCACCTACAGTTGGTATTGAAGGTTCTGTTAAAAAGTTCGCTGTTGTAGTAAATAGTTTCCCAAAATAAGCATCATCTATAAAAGTAGAAGTATATGAAAACCCTGCCCTTGCTAGAATTAATTTAAATAGTGTTCTTAATTGTATGGCAGGCCTAAATTGTTCTATTGGCACTATAAATTGCGCTGCATCATCTACACTAGAATTATCTTCACCTGCTATTGCAATGATTTGGGCAGCGGTTAGATTTAAGTATACTAATTGCCCATTATCATAATAAAAGTTTTTAACAGTAGGTGTTATTGGGTACATAACTTTCTGAACACCCGCATCTGCATCTCTTAATGAAACGCCACCAGGATTGTTTACAAAAGAACTACTAGCCCCGTTCCAAGATAATGCTAAATTGCTTTCATTATAAGTATGGTTTAATTCATCACTATAACTTCCATCATCATTTAAAAAAACATCTCTTAATTTTTTTTCACCTATAACACTAAACAGACTGGCAGTATTAGACACCAATGCTACTTCATACATTTGTGCTTTTTGGTATACTGATTTTAATTGTATAAAGCCTTCAAATTGTGGTATTGTGCCAACATATAAAACAGCATCAAATTTTGTTCTAGTGCTAAATACTAAAGTTGTTAAATTAACATTAAACCAAGTCTGAAAAAACTCGTTATTATTATCAGTAAATGGTAATTTAAAAGTTTGGGAATAGCTAGCTTTTCTTGTTTCAGGTTCTTTAATATCGCTAAACTGAAAATTAAGACTAACAGAAGGGTGTTCTTGTAGGTCTAAATTATAAGCAGTTTCAGCAGTAGTATCATCTGTAGCGGGTCTATATGCAACTAATCTCAGTTTAGAAGACATTATGAATTAGTGTTTACAGGGTTAGCATATTCTATGTTTATTGTGTACTGTATCATTTTATCATTAGCAGAAGTTTTTTTAACAAAACTAGAATTGGTAATTATAACACCTTCGGTGTAAGTAGTGTCTGCATTTTCTATAATATAAACAGCAGTAGACATTATAAGTTTTTCTAATAATATAGCATCTTGTTCTGTGATCCAATCTGTCTGTAGTGTTTCTTTTAATATGGCAGTAACTTTTCTTGTTGTTATACCTCTTTGTGTATCGTTATATGAATACTTGCTACCATTAAATCTACCTATCAAAGTATTATAATTGTTTCTAGTTACATTTATTGTTTGTGTTGACTTCATTTTAAAATTAAAATAGTCATATCCACCAACACTATTACGCCACGCCAATCTTCTAACTTTAAAGCCTTTACAACTACCATCTTGTTTTATGAAATAATATAAGTTGGTCATAAGTGCAAAACTTCCATTATATCCTGCTACTGTATAATAAGCCCAATCAGCAAAATTAGAAGGTTGGGCTGCACCTGCTGAAGTTCCGGCACTACTATAAGCATCTACTGTTGAAGTTTCTAAATTTTGTGCACCACAACCAAAGTATAGTAATCTTTCTTCATCTGTATCTACTTCTGAATTTGGAATAGCACCACCATTTGCATTTGTGTTTGCTATGTATTGTGCATTACCAATAGTAGAACCAGAACTATCTTTATATATTATACCAATCCAATCTATATCACTTTGAAAATTAGTATAGTCATTTAAAAATGCTATTGTATGGTAGTCGGTTTCTTGTATATAGTTTCTTCTAACAGAACCTATATTATATTCTGCTACACTACTTTCTACATCACTTAAAAATAAATCGGTAGCACTTGAACCTTGATATTTTTGAAAGTAGTTACTTTGCAAAAAAGCAGCATCATCATCTCTAGCTGTAAATAATGGTGCTGAAGCCTGTATATAATAAAGCGTATCGTTTACAGTAGGTGAGGGGTATTCGGCAGGTGTGTCTGTTATGTTTTCAGCATACTCTTGGTATGCCACTACATAGATAGAAGATATTTGTGTTTTACCTTCTTTACTGTCGCCATTTACGCTGAAGGGTTTTGCAGGGGTATTTTCGCCTATTGTATGTATTGACAGAAATGGTTGTCCTGTATCATTTTGATCCCAGACAGTATCTACTAAAGCAGTATTAACTATATCTCTTAAATCAAAGTATGCTCTTGCTCTATCATTAGTAACATCAACACTATACCCGTTTCTTCTTTGCTTAATTTTACCTATTAAATTAGCTGCTACTGCACTTGTGCCTGTATATACTTCAAGTATTAATTTAAAATAGAATAAATCACTAATATCAGATTGCTTTACCATATACCCAATGACAGGTGTCCAATTAGTAATAACAGGTATTTTGTCTGCACTATTTAAAGGTTCTTGTTCAAATGTTATACTTCCTATTGCCATAATTTATTTTATTTGTTTTGCTAATTCTATTTCTAAATCATCTGCAAATGCTTCTGTGATTTTATTAGTTTGCCTGTTTAATTGTTGTGTAAATGGTTTTGTAAAAAATTGCGTTCTTTCTAGACCCCTTTGGTATATTGCTCTTTGTATTAAAAACACTAAAGATTTTCTTCCTACAAATCGCCCACTTTTATCTCTTGTTGCTTTAAGACCTTTACTAACAACCCACCTATCTATTGCGGTTCTAAACTTTCCCCACGTTCCTTTAAATTTACCACTACCAAATCTAAACTTTGTATTACCACCCCTCATTTTTCCGCTACCTTTAAAACCACCTGCACCCCTAACACCTTCATCAACGAAAGCCCAATAATCTTCTGCACCACCAAATTCAAATTCTAATTCTAGACCCTTTGGTGTTTTTCTAACTAAATAATCAAAGTCATTATATAGGGTATTCTTGCTTGTAGTTTTCTTCTTTCTTTTAAGTATCTGTCTGCCTTCCTTGATTACATTGCGACCAAGTTTCTGCATTGCCTGTATTGTGTTTTTTAATTCCATTATGAATTAGGTGTTATTGGGGATATACAAAGATTGTTAGTATTATTAACTTCAATATTTAAAGTAGCGTTCCACCCCGTAAGCACATTATCAAACCTTGCTGTAAATGGCTCTGCTGTAATTGGAATATCTAATACTATTTCATTAGCTACCCAACTTGTTGAATAAAGATTTTGCTTAAATTCATTTATTACATCTTGAAGGATTTGTAGGTTTTCGCTAAAAGTATCATTTCTATCGTCACTATCTTCTTGCAACATATCTAGGACATAAATATTAAATGAATAAGTTAACGAACCTTGATCTATTGTAGCAGTACCAGGTTCAGCATATAAGATAGGATAATCTTCTGCACCTAGTTTATTTATATCTACTTCATCTAAAAAGCCACTATGAAAAGATTGCAGGGCTAAATGGTTTTCTGCAATAGTGTCTAAATATCCAACTACATTTCTAAATGTTATCATAATTGTTTTTCTGTTTATTATTATAATCTTGACTAAATGCTAAATAAGTCAACACTTCAAGTATCGGTATCTTTGTTATTTTATCAATATCAAGTATACTATTAGCCAAGCTGTAGAGTATGTTATACCACCCCCACTTAGATTGCATACTTATACCTTTTGTTGTTTCGTTTCCTGTGCTTTCAAATAACGGACTGAAGTCATTGCTAATACGCTTCCTAAAGTCAAAAAAAAACCAAGACTATTTAGTGCTATATCCATTGGGCAATCTTTAAATAGTTCTTCTTTAAATTCATCAGGGTTATAATTTTCAATAGCATACCTTTCGTTTCTTTTAAATGTTATTTTTCTATATAGAATACTCATTATTATATGCAAGTTTTCTATAGGTTCTTTGCAATATGTTTCAAGGTCAATATATTCGCCTGTTGTGATATTGCTTAAATTAGGCACAAATCCATATTCTTCTTTATTGAATACAAACCTCTTTCTAAATTCTTGTTTGTCTGGCTCTGTGTCTACCATTGTTTTAATTATGCCCATTATCTCTAATAAGTCCTTGTAAGCCATTTTCTTTACTACCGCAGTAGTGGTATCACATAATAGGGCTAAACTCTTTAAAACCTTATTTTTCTCGCTTCCCTTTGCTTCTTGTATTTTTACATATTTCTGATAGGTAGCTATTGTTATGTCTTGCCACTTATCAGGAATTTTTAAAGTTATTTCTGCCATTACTAATAAATATAAAAGTTAATAAATTGTCTTTTGTTATAAAATATAGTATTTGCCACTATGATTAATTGCTAATTTGTTTAAGCATAAATACCTTGTAGCATCTACTAAATGGTCATTGATTTTTACAGGCGTATTAAGTACATCACCATTTTTATCTGTAGCCCATTTATAAGACCTAAATTCTTTGATTGCATTTAAACTGCTTTTTGTAATATGTAGTTTATACCTTCGCATTATATCAATACCTAAATGAATACCTGCACCTTTTTTAGCGGGTTTTATATTAAAGCCTTGTCTGTATATTTCTTCTATGCTTTTAGGTTCTGCACTATCAGCTACTATTTCTGTTTGTCTGTCAATACCAAATTCTTTTAATTTAGTTGCTAAGTCAGTATTAGTTAATCGCTTTTGATATAGCAGTTCTTTGATGTATAAACTATCGTCTAATTGCCTAATTTCTACAAGTGCTGTTGGGCTATTAGTAAAGCCAAAATCTAAGCCATATCCAATCAATCTACCTTGCACATCATCTACCAAATTAAACTTTCTAAATATCATTGTCTGTATACTTCCTATTTCACCAAGTCCGTATATTTGCCAATAGTCAGGGTCAAGGTCTTTAAGCCTTTCAATTTCTTCTATTGTATCTTTATCTAAAAATGGGTTTGCTTTATATGTTGATTTTATAAATGTGCAATCATCTCTAATTAATACTTTGTCATATATCCAACTATAAGGATCAGAAGGGTTATAATCTAAATATATTTTGTCTTGTGTTCTAAATATAATCTGCTGAAAATCCTCATAAGTAAATTCTGTTGTTTCATTAAGCCAAGCATAGTGTCTTTTACGCCCTCGCAATTTGGCAGGGTTATCAACTGAAAGAAATTCTATTAGGTTATTATTTAATATATAAGACAGTTCTGATTTGTTATGGTATTCTTCACTATATAAACCCAACTCTTTTAGTATGTTTAAAAAATCTCTATAAGAAGTGCCTTTAAGTGCAGGTAGGGTCTTTCTAATAACACTAAACACTTTACCTGTGTCTTGTAGTGCTTTGGTTATAAATAATTGTATTAGGCTATATGTTTTACTGCTTCTAGTACCACCTTGCAAACATACAATTCTAGTATCAGCTGCATAAGCCCTATTGAATACATTTGTGGTTTTAATCTTTACCTGTGTCAATAACTTCTATTTTAATTTCTGTAATATTTTTGCCACCACTTGTAATATCTAAGTTTGACTTTTCAGTATATCCTCTGTCTTTAGCTTTGGACTTTAAATAGAAGATAATACTTGTTTCTTTGCCTTTAGATATATTCTTAATTAGTTGTCCTTCTACATAATCAACTTGAGCTTCTTTAATTTCTTCTACTGCTTTAGCAAATTCTTCATCTTCTTTTACATACCGATAGTATGTTGATCTGCTTATATTACCTGCCTTTTTACAAGCGTGATATATTAAGCCTTGCGTTTCTTTTAACGCTTCTAATAGTTTTTCTTTTTTATTGTGTGCCATTTGTATCATTTAAAGTTATAATATATAGACTTAATTATTATTTTAATCACTTCTATGTTTACTATTATTATTGTTCTTATTCGGTTGTATGTATTTCTCATTTAAAACTTTTATCTTTTTTTTAAATTGTTTTATTTTCTTTTTACAGTTTATTTTTATACACCACATTTAATTGCTTTTTGATTAGTGAATTGTTGCCACCTTTCAATAATCACATCACAGTATTTAGTGTCTAATTCCATACCATAGCAAATCCTGTTAGTTTTTTCACAAGCAATTAATGTTGAACCACTACCTAAAAAAATATCTAATACTATATTTCCTGTATGATTTCTAATTGCTTTTTCTGCAAGTGCTATTGGTTTCTGTGTTGGGTGATAATTATTCTGTGCATCTCTTTTTAATTCCCATATGGTGCTTTCTGTTGTAGAGCCAACCCAATTTAATTTTTTTCCTTTAGGTTTAAAATATAGGCAGGGTTCGTGTCTTTGCTTATATTGTGCATTCATAGCAGCATATTTTGCGTTGGTTTTATGCCAAATTATTAAGGCGTGGATTTCACATTTATTACTTTTTACTGCACCATATACTTCAAATACTTTACTGTCTGAAAACCACATATAAATAGCACCATTTACATAGGGCAATATAACAGGTAGAAATTTATCGTATATACAAGCATTAACATCATTTTTCAATTTTTCTCTTTTTCTTTTAATGTTAACATTTCCCGAATGAAAATGTCCACCTTCATAATTTACGCCATAAGGTGGGTCTGTTAATACCATATCTGCTTTCTGTCCGTTCATTAGTTTTTTAACATCACTTTCTATTGTACTATCACCACACATTAATCTGTGTTTTCCTAATTGCCAAACATCACCTAATTTAACTCTGCTTTCTTTTACTTCTGGTATATGGTCATCTTCTATATTGCCACCAATTTTATCTATGTTAATATCTAAATCAATATGCTTAAAACCCCAATCTACAAGTTCGTCTATATCAAATTCATTAGCCAAAATATCCATATCAAATTCTCCTGTGTTTTTGTTTAGCCTTACATTTAATTCTCTTTCTTCTTCTTTTGATAAGTCAAGAACAACACAATCTATTTCTTTATATTTTAATGCTGTGCAAATCTTTAGTCTTTGGTGTCCACCAATAACAGTCATATCTTTATTGATAATTATGGGGTCAACCAGACCGAACTTTTCTATTGACTTTTTTAGGTCGTTATACTGCTTTGTAGTAATCTGTCTAGGATTGTAAGTAGCAGGATTTAATTCTGACAATAATTTATGTTCTATTTGCATATTGTTTTAATCTTTTATTTACTTCAATTAAACTGTGGATTTGTATACATACATTTTCTAGGTGTTTTATTCTGCAGTAGAAATTAAACATACTATCGTTTGCTTTAATGTGGCAATCTCTACAAACACCAATTAGATTTTCAATATAATCCTTTTCTTTTTTTTTGCCGAATTTACTTTGTCTTTCTAAATGGTGAACATCAACTGCCCTTGCACCACACATTTCACAAGGTATAAAATCCTGTTCTGCATAGTTAAAAAAATCCATATATACTTTAGTGTGCTTTTTCAAGTTTCTTTGTTCTTGGTGTTATTCCTCTAACATAAAAATCTCTTTTGCAGAAATAACATTTTCCTTTTTGTATCAAACTCACCCTAGTACATCTACAACAAAATCTAAATATCTGGCTCATCTTTATATTTTTTACGATTATATTTCTTTTTATTTTTATGGATATAGTGTATTAGTTTATTCCAAAATGGATCACGACCTTTACCTGCCTTGACCTCTATATTTTTTCTTATATCCTGTTTGTCCTTTACTTGCATTTTTACTATGTACTCCCCTTCTGCGTTTTCGTTTATTTTCTCTGTGAATATACCCTGCTCTTTTAACCATAGATATAATTATTGTTCATTTGTTTTACAGGTGTTGACATAGACCTTCGCTAATTTTGCAAGTGTTTGCTGTATACAACTTGTGCAGCTTGTTAATTTTTTATTAGCATTAAACACTTTATTATAAATTTTAACTAAGGAAATTTGTTCATTTCTATTTATATTTCCTTTTTTAAGTGAAGGTAGAACTTGCTCATATATTTTTAATTCATCTTCAGTAAATGGTCTAGCATATGGAAACATTTGATTTAGTTTCTTTTTCCTTTCATCACAACCACAATCATCGCCAAGTATTTTTTTTGCAACCTTGTCTATGCCTGTTGCTTTTAATACCTTTTCTACACTATCGCCAATTCCTTTACTTGAATTTTTCTTCATTTGTTTTTCTAATTTTAAGGGCTAATTGAAATATCTCATTTATTAAAAATTTAATCTCATCTACATCTTCACATATTAGTTCATCAAATACTTCTTCTTCAGAAGAATATTGTTTTATCATTTTTAAATGATACTCTATGTCTAATGAATAATCCAATATAATAGATAGTTCTTTATCTTTATTTAGCAATTCTCTTTTACTCTTTTTCATTTTTAGATTTTTCTAATATTGTATTATATAATTCTATTATTTCAGGTGGTAATGTTTTTATTGCTTCGGCTAATTCTTTAACATCTTTATTTTTTTTAAAATTTTCAGATATTAATTTTAATTTCTCAATTCCTTTATTTTTCATTTTCTAACTGTTTTAATTTTTTATTAAAATAATCTTTTTCTATATAATCTACGACCATTGGAAATGTTAAGCCTTCAGCACTACTTTTAAATGCAGACAATATATTTATTAATTCCCATTTCACTTCATCATTTCCTGCGGTTGCTTTTCGTATTATATCTACCGCTTTATCTTTTTCTTTTTTAGTTAGTTTTTTCATTTATTAAAAATTCTTTAACATTAGTGATAGATTTATGTAATGTGTTTCTATTTATCTTGGTGGCTTTCGCCATTGTATTTAAAGAAAAGTTTTTATCGCTTAAATAATACAATTTAAATACTTCTGCATCAAACCAATATAGGTCTTTAAGTTTCGTGTCAATCCAATCTAGCCTTTCTTCTACGTTTTCTTTGTATTCTATTGTTGCTATTGTATCATCAGTAGAAACGCCTTCTTGAATACCTGATATATGATACTCGTAATATTTGTTGTACTTATAATAGTACCTGCTAGTTTTACTATGGAATTGATTTATCATTAATCTAGCTATATAAAAAGTGAATTGTTTATTTTTTATTATATCTTTGATCCTTTCTGTATCGCATTTATAAAGTTCTTCAATAACAAAACTTAAAAGGTCTTCACCTTTGCCACTTGTGATATTATAAGCCATATCTTTCAACTTATTATAGTTTTGTTTTAAATATTTATTTAGCACAGTTTAATGATAGAAGGTATATTTATTTGTTTCATTAAGTTATATTCCACACTTGAAATTTTACTTGTTTCTATTTCTGCAATATTGCCAAATGTGGTGTTCACTTTATTATAAATATAATTTATGATGTTTTTGTTTTGTTTCAAATCTCGTAAAATGAAAGATAATTCTGCACCTTCATTAAAAAAAATTGTAAACAAGTAGTTGTTAGTATCATAGTGATTGGCATAATACCTTCCTGTCCTGGTATTAAAAAAAGTTCTTTTAACTTTCATCAAATAAACCACCTTGTATAGTGTTATTTTCTTTATATATTCCAACTACCATATCTAAAATAGATTTACCAATTTTAGGGTTAACACAATTACGCAATAATTTATTCTTATCCTTATATGAATACTTGTCTAAATTAAATCCTAATTTATGTAAATATGTGTTTTCTGTTCTACCTTTTTTTGTTGGGCCAAATCTACCTATTTGTTTTTCAATTTGATTACTTATGTTAGGAATTTTAAAATTAGACCAAAAATAGTGTCTTCCTGAAATTTGGGGTTTTATTAATGGGTGATAATAACTTTTTACATTTTCTATTACATACTTGCCTTTATATAAATACTGTAATAATAGTATTTCTTGATAAAGTTCCATTTTAGGGTATCTTATAACGCCTTGTGCATTTAAAAAATGATTTGTTATAGAATGGGTTTGACAAGGTGGTGAGGCCCAAATAAAATCATATTCTTTATAGTTGTCTAAAAGATATTGGTGTGCATCTGTTACTACAACTTTGTCATTAGGAAAATAATCTTGATATATTTTTGCTATTTCTTTATCATATTCAACTGCTGTAACATCAACACCTTCCCATAGTTTTCTATTGCCACCAATACCAGAATATAAATTTAATACTTTCATTTTATAAGTCCTTTAAAAAAGTCTTTGGTGGTTTCAAAATAAAGTCTTTTGACTTAAATAAGGTTTTATTCTTTTATCTGATAATTCAACATATATATTATTTATTTCACTTCCAATAAATTGTCTTTTTTCTAATATAGATGCAACAGCTGTTGTTCCACTACCCATAAAACAATCATACCATATATCGCCCTCTATTCCAAATTTTTGCATAAATGTTCGTGGTAAATCTAATGGGTAAACTGCCCTGTGTTCTTTGGCATATTTATTGCTATGTGAATTTTTTATTTCAAATAAATTAGAAAATACATTTTTATTGCTAAAATTTCCATCATAAAACTTTTTCTTTTCAGGGTTTTTATTACTAAAAATAATGATAAATTCAAATGATGAAGATAATACGCCTGGTTCAATGTGGGGTATTGCTTTTTTTTTCCAAATTATTATATCTTTTATTTTTTCCTTATAATATCCTAATAAACCTAAAAAAGATATTTTATTATCTCCCAGCATTTGTATATTGTAAAATATATGGTTTTTTGTTATTCTCAATAATTCGTTTATTATATTTATATTCCATTGTAAATAATCATCTTTAGTTAAATCATCTTTATAGTCGCTATATTTATTTTCTTGCATACCATTTTTTCCAACATTATAAGGTGGTGAGGTTATTGTATAATCTACAAAATTATCAGGCATTTTAGCCATTGTTTCTAAACAATCTTCATTATGTATTTTGTTTAATTCTATCATTTTATCAGTCCTGAAAAATACCTGTCTATAACTTTTTGTGCATCATCAAATCCATAAACAATTTCTGAAACATAACCCCTTTCGTTTAAATCATTACGCCACTTCAACTGTTCTTTTGAAGCCCTGCCTTTTAGGGTTTTGAGTTCTAGCATTAAACCATTAAATTTATTTATCGGCTCAAATATTAGAATATCTGGAACACCTTTTTTATAGTGTTTCTTTATTATGCTTTTCTGTCTATAGTTTGCTTTGCCTAAATACAAACCCCCCATTGTAGAAGTGTATAGTGCTTTAGGATATTGTAATTGCAAATAATCAACTACTGCATTATGTAGTCTTTGTTCTGTCATTTAAAAGGCATTTTATTATATATAGAAGGTGCATCATCTTTTTTATTAAAATCACTCGCCACCCACCTTTTTAGTCTATATTCTATATTGAAGGTGTTTGATAATTCCCATTTCATTTTAGGGTTTTCTTCGTTTGTTAATTCAGACCAATATTCTATGAAGTCATTTTTATCTTTATCACTAAAATCTTTTAGAGAGTTTACATTATTCCTAAAACACTCTATTCTTTTACTTATACTCTTATTTACTTTTACTTCTACTCTACTAGTATTACTATCGTATTTCGTTCGTAATACGTTCGTATTATTCCACCTTTTATTAATGCTTTCTTTAGCCTTAGTGCTTTTATTGTTTATATCTTCTATATGTCTATGCAACCTTTTAGAATAAAAACAATTATCTTCAAGTACAAATAAATCAAAATCTTCAATTACTTGTTTTAATATTTTATGATCACATTGAAGTCCGAATGCCAAAGTTTCATAATCAGAAATACATAGTTTATTTTCTTCATTGAATAAAAGTTCTAATAAAGCCCAGAAAATACCATAGCCTTCATAAGACAGTTTAGCCCTTAATTTTATTATTCTAATATCGTTTCTTGAATTGCTATCGTGATTGAAGTATGTTTTTTTCATACATTGAATATAAAGATAAAGCCCATACTATTAAAAAATAGAGAAAAAAGAAGTGAAAATAGTACAGGCTCTATCACAATTAAAACACAAAATTAATTAAAATGGAACATCATTATTAGTGCCACTAGAATTTTTATTAACATCTTGGGTGTTCATTACCCAATCCACAAATATCTCAGCTCTAGCAATAACATCTTCTGTATTGTAAGTTCCTTGTGCAATACAAATATCAACAGCACATTTTAAAGAGCTTTGTTTTATTATATATTCTTGCACATTGCCATCTTTTTTAGGAGCATAATTAGTATTAGGTGTAAAATTAGATATTGGTTTTATGTGTATATATTTACCTTTATCTATTCTTTCATATTCCACTTCTTCACCTACTACAAATTTATTCTGGTCATCACTCTTGCTAGAGTATTCACCTTGATCTCCATTGTCAAATAAAATAATGTATTTATATAATACACCATAATTGCCTTCCCAACTTCCATTGGGTTCTGCTTTTAATACTTTACCTTTAGCCATCTTTTTAAATTTTATTAGTTGATAATTCAGTTACATCTATATTAAGAAAATCGCATAACCTATCCAATTCATTTAGTCTAAAATTGCCAGGATTGTTTAATTTGTTTAACATAGTCGGATAAGATAAATTTAATTCTTTTGATAGTTGAATTTTATTCACCTTGTTTTTATACATTGCAAGTCCTATTATGTCTTGCCTTCTTTCGTTTAAAGTCATAAGCGTTACTTTTAAAATTATTCTGCAATATAACAAATCTTTTTAACATACAATTAAATAACCTTAACACTTATTAACAATCATAATGTTAATAACTTATAAAGATTTCTTTACATTTTCTTTGTTATATTAAATTTTCTTTATATATTTGTTCTAACAAACAATTAAAAATAGAGAAAATGAAAACATTAAACGAAATTAAAGAAGCCTTTAAAACTAACAAAATACAAACAGTAGGATATTATACATTTATTTTAGATGGTTCTGAAATGGATCAATGGGATAACAAAACAAAACAATCTTATAAAGAAATTAATGTCGGAACGATACACTCAAATCTTCCTAACGCATATCAAAGAACTACATATTACAATGATATGGAAAAATTTGAGAACGCAATAAAAAGAAATTTAAGAAAACAATAAATAAATAACAACAAGGGGGGAAAATCCCCCCTTTTTTAATTTTAAAAAATAGAAATGAAAAAATTTGAATTTACAACACTAGAACAATGTACAATAGAAAGAGCATTAATAGAAAAAGAAGTTGAAGTAGATGAAAGAATTAGGTGCTATACGGATCAACTTAATACTATTATTGATACTGATGAAATTAAAAGAGTATCTGCTTTATTAAAAGGTAGAAAAGAAATTAAAAAAGATATTAAATCAATACTAAAAAAATTGCTATGAGTTTAGAAAAAGACATACATACATATTTAAAATATATTGTTAAAAGTATAGATGTTAGAAATGAAGAAGTATCTAATTGCTGTTGCAGAAAAGTAATACCAGAAACAGATATTTGTTCAAAGTGTAATGAACATTGTGAAATAATAAAAATATAAAGACTATAAAAATAAATAGATATGAATTACAATTTTAAATGGGGTACTCATAAACAAGTTCTTTATGATTATCTAAGTACAGGAAAAAAAATAACAACTAAAGATGCAATGATTGATTTAGGTATTGGTGATTTGCAAGGCACTATAAGAGATTTAAAAGAAGATGGCATACCTATTATGTCAAAATATATAAGCGTTCCAACAAGGTATGGAAAAAATGCTACTGTAAAAGAATATAAATTAAGTATCTAAATATCCGTAAGGACAAATTAAATCATAGAAAGCGGGATCTATTTCTTTAATCGCTTTTTCTATTATTCTTAATTCAAATTTGGTTCTTTTACCACAATCAAATTTAGATTCCGTATCCTTGTTAGCTATGATAATAGACATTTTATGTAGCAATTTATCTATTCTTTCTTTTATGCTTTTATTGGTATAATATTTAGTTAGTTTTTTCATTGTTTAGATAATGTAGTTAAAGGCAAAATTAAAGGAATTTGTCCATTATTCAAAATAACCGCACAACTGATTTTATAAGGCTTTGGAAAGAATTTAGCATAAGCCATTGCATAAGCCTGTCTATCTACACCACAACCCACTTGAACCCCATAGTGTTCACCACTCATTATAACTGATGCTTCAGTATGGATATGGCCTTGAACTGTAGGTTGTGAAAATTGAAGTGCTTTATTAGCTGCTGCATTCCTGCCAGAAGTTCCTGTTCCGTGAGTATAGATAACATCATCTATTTTATGTACTTCCTTAAAATCCCAATCTGGTGTTCCTAATACATCACCATAATCTCTAACCCATCTTTTAGAAATTTGACTTTCAAAACATTTACGCCTAACAATTAAATCGTGGTTTCCAAGACATATTTTTGCAATAGGGAAATGATTATACCATACTTGTATTTTATCTATTGCCCTGTCAAGTTCATCACCTGCACCATACCCATCAGGGTCTGCTGTATGAAAAGATGAATAATGATTATCAATTAAATCACCAATAAATACAACTTGATTACAATTAAATTTTTCGTAAGTTTCTATGCAATGTTCTAAGTACCCTTCAAGACAAAATGGTTCGTGAAGGTCGCCAATAACAAGGACATTATTAACACCATTAATTCTACTTTCTTTTACTAACGCCCACTCTTGTTTACTAATTCTAGGTCTGTAGTAATCTTTCAAATTATTTTTTTTTAATTTTCTCAAATGAGCGACCACCGAAGTACGCACCAATCACAGTTATTAAAACTAGCTGTAGCAAATCAATCCAATTATCTTTAACTTCAAAATCAATTAAACCACCTTCAATAAAAATTAATATAATAGTTGATACAACTAAAAAGGCTAATGTAAGTGGTCTAATGTTTGCAGGTAGCCAACCTGCTTTGCTATCTGCTTCCCACCTTCTAGTAACTTGTTCTTGTGCATTACTTTCTGCTTCAGATAGAATTTTATGTAAGGTATTTCTTAGTTCTAGCTTTTCTTCTTTGGTTGTAACTAAATTATCAACAATTTTATTCACATCTAAATTAAGGTTGCCAAATAATTTACTTAAAAAATTCATATTGATTTATATTCTATTGGTTTTCTATACTTTGTTTTATTACCATCTTTATATGCTACTAATACCTCTTTTCTATTATCGCTTAATTTCCAACTTAAATGCACCCAAGATGGACTTGTAGGGTCTATGTATTTAGTGCCATTTCCAAATTCTAATATACATTGGTCAAAATCTAAATCTAAATCTATAAGGGCTTGGTATATCATTAGGTTATCCATTTGCCCTTTTTTGAAATATTTAAGGTCTACTGCTTCATAGCGACAATGCTGTGAATTTGCTGAACCACCGATTGTGGTGTTCAGTTGAATAGACCTATAGCCACTGGTTATCCGTAAAGCACCAATCTTATCTCGGATGCTTTGTAATAGAGCAGTGGCTAACAAGGTCAATTTGTATATTCCTTCTTTTGTTGGTTTGTTATCAATCCCAAGTCTTAATGCAGTTCCGCTGTAACACATTTCTTGCAATGTAAAATTCTTGGATAATCTCATTATTCAAATTTTGCTAAATAAATTTTATCTATTTCTTTCTGTAAATCTTTTATTGTACAAGTGAGTTTCATCATTATATTAGCTTCAAATCTCATTACTTCTTCTTCATCATCAAATACTATAATAGTAGGCACAGATTTAATCTTGTGCTTTTCTTGTAGTTTTGGATTTTCACATATAACAACTTCTGACTTTTCACAATCTTTTAAAACAGAAATATCAAATGTATTTTCACTATTCCAATTACTATTAAATTGGATAATTGAAACTTGGGAATAACAACACCCGAAGCATAAAAATAACACCATTAAAAAGACATATAAAAAAGTGCTAATGTTCCTTTTCATAATTAATTATTAAGGTTATATAGCCTTTCATCAATCTTGTCAATCTTCTTTTCTATCTTTTCTAACCTTTCAGCATTTGACATTATCGTTGTCCGTATTAATTCATCTTTCAGTTCAAATTCCTTTTCTGAAATAGGTAGTTTGGGTAATGCTTTCGCTTCGTTTATCTCTGCTTTTAAACCATACCACATACCAGAACAAGTGATAACAAATGAACATACTATTATAATAGTCTTAATGTCTAGCGTTAAATTTGTGCCTGAATTTATTTTCATTTCCCGCAGTTTTTAAAATCGCTTAAACCCTGTGAAATGATAAGTGCAATACCAACCCAAATAAGATTAGACATTTCACCTTCAGTAATTCCAAATGTATTTGAGCAGTTTATAAAAATAAACATACCAAAGGCATAAAGAAATTTCTTGCTTGTAATTATATTTTTAAGTGTTTCCATTTTTTATATTATTATTAAATTAATTCCTAAATTTACTGTGTAATTTTCTCTTTCAAAATAATTCAAATATTCTAATTGAGTGTATAGGGATAATGACCTGGTTAATTTATAATTTAATATAACACCATAATCATAGTCCGTAGTATCTGACGCATATTCTGTCAGTTTGTGATTTATAAAAAAGCAGTTGCCATATATTAAGACAAAGAAATTGTCTTGGTGTAGATAATATGAAAGACCTATAACCCCTGATAGTGTAGTTTGATTTCCTAGTTCTGCTAATTTATCTCTATTATATTGTGCAGGAATAGTGGTATAGTAGTCTTGAAATTGTGCAGTATTATGTGCAACTGTATCACCATCTAAAATCCATCTATAAAATGATTGTTCAAATCTATCTAAATTTGAATTATTATTTTCATCTATAAACCAAAACTCACTAATATACCCAAGTTCACTTGCTACTGCTTCAAAATCATCAGCATTTGGGAAGTTGTCTTTAAAGGGATTTAAGCCATATATAGGGTGATACCTTACAACGCTTCCAATAGTAGCCCTAAAACGCTTAAAATCGTGCTTAAATCGTATGTCTAGTGCTTTATAGTTAAGGTCTATGTACCCATTGCTAGAAGATTGTATTTTTGTACTTGTATGTTTGCCTAAATAACGAAGCCAAATATCATAGTTTTCAAATTCTAAATTTCTGTCTTTTATCTTTTCATATTGTAGTACATATTCTAGTTTGTCAATGGGTGAACGGAATATACTAGCATTGCTTTCTTTTCCATCATAATAGAACTTGGGTTTTTTCTCAAATTTATACCTTGATATTTTTTTAATTCCTATTGCATATCGGTAATTATAAGAATTGTCATTTGTTGTTTCTACCAATTCCCCATTTGTGTATGAATATGTTTCAATAGGTTGATAGGTAGAATTAAGGCTAGTGGAAAAATAAATAGTTGAATATTTATAAAACTGCCCGAAAGACAATAACGGAATAAGAAACAGATACTTTAACATCTCAATTTTTATATTGCAGGGAATACACTAACAGTAGCATACACATCACAGCTCCACCCACCATTAAAAGCACCACTAGACCACATTTTCAAGGGTAGACTTTCAATAGTAGCAGTATTAACACCTTTTGCTTGTGAATTGCCACCACTCATAACCCAACTGCTAGAAGTTGTAATAGAACCCATAAATCTGCTAACATAGTCCCAGTAGACTAAAACCTGTGAACTATCATAACCTATAAATAAGTTCTTATTAGAACTTTCTGTAGCAGCAGCATAAGTTGTGACAATAGTAACCGCAATCGGTATTACTATAAAACCTGTGCCTGGATTGAATAAGTCTAGTGGTGTGCTATCTAAATCCTGAACAGCAGCATTATCTAAAGATGAAGTAACTGTAGTTATTAATCTTTGTGCTTTTAATG